CGGGGACGACGTTGGGCGGGGGGGCGGGAGCGGAGGGCGGGGTCGCGGGGATCGTGGGGTGTGGCGCAACCTGAGAAGGCGAGCACTGCGATGAGGCAACCAAGCCGGAGAGGTGCCCACGGAACACACGGAAGACACGGAAGCCGGAAAGAGTGGGGGGGAAGTTTCATGCGGCGAAGCCTTCGGTGATCGAGGCGCGCTCGCCATCGGTGAGGGTGATGAGCTCGCCATCGGCCGGCTCGAAAAAATGGATCTGCCCGTCGTGATCGGCGAACCATAGGGCGGCGTGCCGGCCGACGCGGCGAGAGTTGCGGGCGGTATAGTCGATCGAGCCGAGGGCGGTGCCGGTGCGGGTGCGGCCGGTGGCGAGGGCATCGACGGCGCAGCAGTCGATGACGTAGGCGGTGAAGCTGAGCGCGTGGTTGTCGCAGTCGTAGATCTCGGGGCGCCAGAGCGGGCGCTTTTCCGTTTTGCCGCCGCCGATCTGCACGACGTGCGTGAGCCGCTCAGGGAGCGAGGCGACCCAGTAGCCCCACGCCTCGCGGACCCATGCGGGAGAGAGCCCATCGTAGCTCGCGTCTTTCCATCGCCAAACGTGCGCGGGGGCGCCGATGGCGTAGAGCGCGAGGGCGAGCTGTTGGGTGGTGAGCACGAGGCGGCCGGAGGGTTTTGGGTTTTACGGCGCGGGCGCGGGAGCCGGGGCCGGTGCGAACTTGGCGGCTTGGTCGGCGGTGAAGGCGGCTTTCACGGCGCCACTCAGGCCGGAGAATTGGGCGGGCGAGAGCGTGAGGGTGAAGGCGGCGCTGGTCGAAAGCTCGCGGGAAATCTCAGTGCCTTCGGCGTCGGTCTTTACGATAAGGGGGAAGACGGTGAGAGTGAGCGAGCCATCGTCGGCGGGGTCGCCTTGCACGCGGCCAACGTAGTGCGTAATCGTGTTGCCGGCCTTGGTGACGGTGGAGAGGACGGTGCGAGTCGGAGCCGGTTCCGCCGCAAAAGCGACGGAGGCGAGGGCGAGGGCGAGGAGTGGGCGGATGTGTTTTTTCATGTGCTTACGAGGAGACGGCTTTGATAACGGAGAAGTTGATCACGGGCGCTTCGGAGGTCGTGCCGCCCGTAGTGGCAAAGGAGATACGGAAGGAGCCCGCGCCCACGGCGGTGACGTGCACCATGTAAAGGTCCGTCCCGCTGCGCTGGTTGACGATGATCGTGTCCGTCGCGGCCACGGCGGAATTGGTGACGGTGAAGCTCTGCCAAGTTGCTGAGCCTGCGGCGGTGAAAAGCGTGATTGCGCCGGAGACGGTGTTGAGCGTGACGCCAGTGGTGCGCGAGGTGCCTTGCGTGACTGCGCCGCCCGCGCCGGTCGCGTAGCCGATGCCGCCCGTTGCGGAGGTGGAGCGAACAGAGTTTAAGAACGTCGCCGCGCCGGTGCCAGCCGCCAAGGAAAACGGCGTGATGTTTAGCGACGCGTCGGAACTTACGAGTTGCACGGAGAAGGCTCCTGTCGTTGCCGCGTTGGCTCCGAAAGAATAGACGTTGGCGCCGCCACCAGCAAAACCAATGCCGCCCGCGCTTGTCATGTTGGCAGTAATCGCGCCGGTGCTCATGAAAGGGCGTGCTGCGGTAACTTGCTGCCCGAAATACGCCGCCCCCGCATTACCAAACCCGCCCGCGTTGACCAAGGAGCCGGTCGTCGTGGATGTGCTGGCGGTGGTAAGCGGGATGCTGACGGCGGTGCTCGAAAAGGTCGCGGCATGAATTGCGTTGACGGCTATTTGGACGGGGGCGGAAGTGGCGGACGCAAGCACAGTTGCGTATGCGGTAGCTCCTCCGAAAAAGTTACCGCCTGTGCTTGTTTCTACGCCAAACTGCACCCGCCCGCCTGTGTTGGCTATGTCGAGATACTGGAGCGCGGTTGAGGCTCCGGTGCGTGAGAACAGAAGCCCGCTCGAGGCCGAGTTGATTTGCCCGCCGAACCAAGCCGCCCCCGCACAACCGAACCCACCCGCGTTGACCAAGCTGCCGGTCGTGGTGGACGTGCTGGCGGTGGTGCCGTTGACCGTTGTGATCGTGGCAGAGTTACCGATTGAAACTGCACCACCTGCTGAAGTATTTAGGCCAAGAGTTTGCCCGGCGTTAAATGCGTTATTATATGCCTGTATGAAAGGTTGGTTGGAGCCACTTGTTCCAATAGAAATGTTGTTCGTCTGCCCGGCGCCATAGAATACACCGCCAATGGTGCCGGTGCCCGTAGCCGTAATTGCGCCGCTGAAGTTTCCTGTGCCGCCCGCGTGAATGTTGCCCGCAAAACCCGCGCCGCCTGACACGATCAACGCACCGGTCGTCGTGGATGTGCTGGCGGTGGTGCCAAACACCTTGAGCCCGCCCGAGCCGGAAATGTCGGTCGTGCCGCCGATGAGGACGTTGCCGCTCGCCGCCATCGGTTGCAGCACAAGGGGAGAGTAATTACTGCCCACGATACCCGCGTACAGAAACCCGAAATTGTTGGTGGTATCGTAGCCCATCACCGTCGCCTTGTTCGTGTTCGTAAAACCAACTGCGGCGACTTGTCCGACAAGCGAAGACGTAGGTACCAAATCGCGCTGCGAACTGAGAAGAGACCGCGCAATTACAAAACCCGAACCGTGTGGAGTGAGTAAAATGTTTTGGTTGGAGTCTAAAGTTGCGAGGGTCAGATTGGACGCGGATGGCGAGGTGACGGAGTTGACCGAGGTGAGCGCGGTGGGGAGGGAGAGCGTGGGGTTGCCGCTCACGCCGTCGCCGTTGACGACGGTGATCTGGCCCGCCGTGCCGGTCAGGGTGCGGGCGGCGGCGGTCGAGGAGGACGTGCGGGCGATGAGGCCGTTGGACGAGAGGCCGGAGATGGCCGCAAGCTCGGCGTTGTAGGCCTGGACATCGGTGCCGATCACGAGCGCGGCGGAGGTGCGGAGCGCGGCGGCGTCGGCGAGGGTGAGCAGGCTGCGGCCGTAGCTCGCCGTGGTGAGCGCGGCGATGGCGGTGAGGTCGGCGTCGAGCGGCTGGTAGGCGGCGGCGGCGGCGGTCGTGGTGAGGAGGCTGTTGCCACTGGCGAAGAGCGACGGGATGACCGGGGCCGTGATGGCGCCGGTGGTTTTGTTGACCGTGAGCGCGGTGGCGGTGGGCGTGGGCGTGGGCTGCGCGGAGAGGTGGCCCACGGAACACACGGAACACACGGAAAAGAAAAAGAGACGGCGAAGTTTCATCGGGCAGGGGCGTGGGAAAAGTTATGGCAGGACAAAGGCATCGGCGTCGTCGGCGAGGGCGATGGAGCCGGAGTTTTCGAGGACTTGTTTGAACTTGGAGAGCGAGCTGACCCAGAGGCAGGGCGCGCCTTCCTTCCACACGCCGAGGAGTTCCCATAGGCGGAGGGTGGCGTTGTCGGCGAGGATCTTCCAGGGGGCGCTCTCGGTCTCGGCGCCGGTGTTGGCCCGGAGGCGGAAGTCGGCCATGATGCCGCCGCTGAAGTAAACGCGCACCACGGCGCCGTTGGCGAGGAAGGCGAGGGTCGCGGTGGGGAGGCCGTCGAGCTTGACGCTCGTGCCGCCGGTGAGGCCGGTGAGATCGTAGCGGTTGATGATGTAGTTGGCCATGTCGGGCGTGGTGGGAGTGAGCGTGCCGGAGGAAGCGTCGAGGCGCAGGATGTTGCCGCCGTCGCAAACTTGGGATTCGAGGGAGGCGAGGTCGGTGGTGAATTCGCCGCGGAGGAGATCGGGGATGGCCACGGAGCCACCGGCGAGGGTGGCGGCGACCTTGTAGTAATAATTCCCATACGACCGCAGGGCGGCAGACTGGGCGGCGGTGAGGGTGACGCTCACGAGGCCGGCAAGGGCATCGACGACGGTGAGGCCGGCGGTGAGGTTGAGCGTGAGCGCGGCGGAGGAGTCGGGGAGCGTGGGGCTATCGCGCAGGGTAAAGGCGATGGCACTGGCGCCCGTGAGATCGAGGGCGGCACCGTCGCGGGTGATCGCCATGCGCCAAGAGGCGGATGCGCCCCAGGGCGCGTAGAGAATTGGGCCGAGACCGCTCATGGCTGCGGCCCCGTGTCAAAATTAGCCGCCCGGGGCGATCTTGACCGATTGCAGATCGACGATGAGCGCGGCGACGCGCCCGGCCAGTTGCGACGTGGTCACGGTGGCCACGTTGAAGTTGCTGCGGTCAAGGGTGCCGGTGGGCGTGCCCCAGCCGGTGCGGAACTGGATCGGCAGCGGGAGCGTGAGCTCGCCCTCGCCGACGATCCTCGTGGCGTTGATCTTGCCGCCGATATTGGCTGAAGGTGTGACGAGCTGCAATTGCAACGAAGCCAGAGCATTGAGCAACTCAAAGGCAGCGCGGACCCGATCGGGATCGGAAAAAAGATCGGCGAGGTCTTGGGGGATTTCTACGAGCTTGGGCATGATCAGAGGGTGGCCATGTCGATCTCGACGGTGGCTTGGGTGTAGATCGCGCCGCTGCGCCATTTGTCGAGTTCGCCGGCGCTGTAAGCCTGATACCCGGAGAGGGTGGAAAGCGCGGCAGTGAGAAACGAGATGTCGTTTTGGAGGATGGTGGGGATGGGAATATCGCCGGGCGTGGCGATGCCGGGCGTGACGCCGGGCAGATAGAAGTTTTGGGTGTTTTTAGTGCGCACCCGCTGGATGCCGGGCGTGTAGTCGCGGAGGTATTGGCCGAGGGAAATGCCGGCGCTGGGATTTACAAAAAAAGCAATCGTATTGGCGTCTACCACGCTCCACATCGTAGACGGAGCAAGCAAAGCGTGATTAGAGTTAGTGCTGATTATGACCGAAAGCGGATTGGCGGCGTTAAAGCCGTGGGCGGTGACGATTGCGCGCAACGCCACCGAGCAAACTTGCAGCGTTGGACTCTGAATACTGGTAAACGCGGTAGAAGCTCCTGCCGGCGTGAGACTGCCGGCGTCCATCGTGACCCGGAAAGACGTAGAACCGGCCGTGATAGTAAGCGCAACTTGCGGCGTCGCCGGTGCCGCCACCAAAAGATTATTGGAGGCGCTAAACGTGAGGCCATCGGTGATGACAGTGGCCAAGCCATTGATCGCGGTATTTATGGTCGCATTGGCGGCATTGTGCGCGAGGGCGGCGGTGGTGCTGCCGCGGTAAGTGAGCGTAAATGTGCCGCCGGTCGGGCCTGTGCGCACGTGCGTGGTTGGGAGTCGGGAATAGACTTTATTAGCCACCCACGTGCCGCCGAGGTAGGGGAAAGCGAGGCCGACATCGAGGCCGGGATATTCCAGCGCCACGTAATCGATCGAGGTCTGCCCAGTGATGCCGACGGCCGAGGGGAGGGGCTTGGTGACCTCGCGGGAGCTATACGTGATCTGCGTGGTGGGGACCGTGCTGTACGTGCGGCGGAAGGTGGCGATGCGGCCTTGCTCGATCTCGGGCTTGGTTTCTTCGAGCAGGTAGGCGGCGGCGTTTTCGGGATCGACGGTGCCGGCGGCCGTGGGCGTGAAGCGGCCGATGTCCACGGCGTAGGTGCTCTCGTAGACGTAGGTGGCCACATCGCCGTTCATTCGAAACGGATACTCGCGCGGGCGCTGCGCGATGCGGCGGGGCGTGCCCCAGTAGTGGTCTTGGTAGGTGGATTGAGGCATGGCGCGGAATAGTTGAGGAGTGACGCAGATCAGCGGCGACCCGTGCCGAAGAGGCGGCGGATGTTGTCGGAAATCTCGCCGATGTTTTTGGCCTGGTCTTTTTGGCGCTGCTCATCCTCGGGCGTGATGTAGCGGCGGAAGCGGTCTTCCTCGAAGGCGCTGCGATCATTGAACGCCTCTTCGCCGCGGGCGGCGTAGGCCGAGCGGAAGCGCTGGCGGTCGGAGATCTCGCGCTGGATCTGGGCGACGCGGTTTTCGATGAAGGCGGCGCCGTTGTCGGACCCGATGAATTGCGGCGTAGTGCGGCGGGCAGCGGAAAGGGTCTGCTGGGTCGTGGTAAGAAGTTCGGCAAGCTGGCGGTCGGAAAGGGCCTGCGTGTCGGTGCCATCGGAGGCGTTGTAAGTAAGGGTGATCTGCTTCTCCTTCTCGGCGGTGATTTCTTTCTCGGTCTTTAGTTTTTTCTCCGCCTGCTTTACCCCGACCTCATCCAGATTTTTTGTGACCTCGAGCAATTCGTTGCGGGTTTCGATCTCGTCGGTCGTTGAAATGTTTCGGTCGAGGAGCTTGGTTTCGAGTTCGAGCTTTCGGCGGGTGAGCACTTCGGACTGCTCCTCCAGCGGTTTTTTGCTGAGCGCGTAGTCGAGCTGCTTTTGTTTTACCGCGCCGAGCTTGTTGTAGTCCTTGATGGATTGGTCGAGGGCTTTCTCGTCGGCTTCGGCGGCTTTCTTGGCTTCGGCGGCGGCTTCTTTATCGACGGCGAGGCGGGCCTTGCCGGTGGCCAGATGCGCCTCGGAGATCTGCAATTCAAGACGGCGGCGCTCGACGGCGTCGCCGCTGAAATTCGCCTCCTTCACGATCAGGTCGAGGTAAGCTTGGTAGTTTTTATTGTACGTCTCCTGCGCGGTGATGCCTTGCAGGCTGAGATCCTGCTCCTGCTTTTTAAGGTTGATCAGGGCGTTGGTGATTTTTTCAAACTCCGCGCCGTTCTTCTTTTTGGCTTCGGCGAGGGAGCGCTCGGCGGCCTCGGCGGCGGCGCTGCTGGCCGCGAGGGCGTCTTGATCCTTGGCCCACTGCGACCAGCCGAAGCGGGCGATGTTGATCGCCTCGCCGATCGCCTCGCCCAGCCGGTTAAACGTGCCGAGGACCAGCGTGCCGGCTTTGAGCGAGAGATCCTTGGCCTGGTCGATCGCATCGCCAAAGCGTTTCACGGCGGCGGTGTTTTCGTCGAGCTTGCCCTTGGATTGCTGCGCGTAGTCGATGACTTGGGAAAAAAAGCCGAAGACGGCGGTGGCCACGCCGCCGGCGGCGAGCACGTCCTTGAAACCCTTGAAACTCTTTTTGATGTCGTCGGCCGCTTCTTTCGACGCCTTGGCGCTGGTCTTGAAATCGGTGATGTCGAGGCCGAGGGAGTAGAGAAGATCGGAGCTCATGAGGAAAGGAGGGAGTCGGACGGGGCGAACAGGGCCAGCTCGCCATCCTCGGTATGGATGAGGCGGGCGCGGAGCAGCTGGTTGACGAGGGCGACGGGGAGATCGAGCACGGTGGCGGGTGCGAGCTGGTAGCGGGCGGCGAAGGCCTCGACCAACTCATCGGCAAAACAGTGCTGCGGGGCGAGGTGGCTGCGGCGGGCGGGCGTGGCGGAATCTTCGGCACACGGCGCGCCGGGCTCGTCTTGGCCGGCGGCCATAAGCCACGTGGTGATGGCGCGATCGGCGGCGAAGAGATCGCAGCGGCGCACGGCTTGGGCGAGGGCGCGGCGCTCGAGGGCGGAGCGGAGCCGGGCGAGCCAGCCACCCCGCGCCGGCTGGTTGGGATAGGTGCCATCGGGGCGGCGGAAGTGCGGGCTGAGGCGCCAGAGGAACTGGATGACATCGCCGAGCAGCGGCGCGCGGCCGGTGAAGAAGGCGTTGCCGGCGAGGTGCAGCTCCAGGCGGTGGCGCTCGGTGAGCGGCACCAGAGAGATGCGGGCCACGAGGCCGGGGCGATGCAGCAGCGGGAGCGTGATCGGCTCGGCGAGGCCGAGGTGGGTGAGCAGGCGACGGCGTTGCTCGGCGCGGCGGGCGGCTTTGAACTCGGGCGTAGGCGACATTTTTTTTGCTTAAACCAAAACGCCCCGAAGCGGTGAGGCGACGGGGCGTTAATGCAGAAGGCCGCGACGCGGGCCGACGCTGGTTTTTGTTTTTGAAATTACGTGATCGTGAGACCCATGCGGCCAAAGCCGACGCGGGTTTCTTGGCCGGCGAGCGTCTCGGTGCAGATGATGTCGACGACCCACGCGCCGGCGACGGCGGTGCCGGAGAGGGCGCCGGTGCCGGCATTGATCGAGAGCCAGCCGGGGAGCGCGGCGGAATCGGGCGCGGCGGCCATGGTGTAGGCGAGCGTGCTGCCGGAGCGGGTGTTGACGACGGTGGGCGCGGCGACGATGGCGCCGGTGAGGACGCCGGCGGCCTGCGTGAGATTGGTGCGTTGGCCGAATTCCAGCGAGAGGAGATTCGTGATGATCGGGTTGTAAGCGCGCTTAACAGCAAGCGAGCCTTTTACGATGTCGTTGCGGGCGCGGGCGCGGCCAAACTTGCCGGCGACGTAGAACTCGTCGCCCGAGCCGATGCGGAAGCGGATGATGTGGCCGGGGCGGGCGATGGCGGCATTGGCCAGATCGCACTGGATGGAGATCGCGCCTTTCTCAAAGCCCTCGCGGGTATCGGAGCCGAGGGGAGAGCCATCGGCATCGGCGAATTCCTTCTCCATGGCCTCGCGGTCGATGGTGTCGGAAATGTAGCCGTAGGTCGCGGAGTTGTTCAGGCAGAAGACTTCGGGGTTGAGGACCGCACTGCGGCCGTCCGTGAAAAATGGGTCCGTTTGCATGTTGCCAGCGGGTGCGTGTCAAATCGCGGCGGCACGGCGGGGAGGATTGCCCACGGAATACACGGAAGACACGGAAGCCGGAGAAGAAGAGCCCGCGAATCACGCGAAGGGGCGCGAATTGGTTTGAGCGCAGGGCGCACGGGTGCAAAGGGTGGCGCCATGAAAAATTTTGCGACCTTGTTTTTTGCGGTGTTGCTGGCGGGCGGGATTCTTTTCGGCGTGCAAATCTATCGCGAAAAGAAGGCCAAGGATAATGCCGCGGCCCTAGCGCAAAAAATGGTTCAGGCGCAGATTGATCGAAACATTGAGCGCAAGAAAAAGGCCGAAAAGGAGCTCGCTGAATTTGAAGAGAAAATGGCGCGCGACGACAGACCAGCGAAGCGGTAAGTGATCAGGCCACGACGGGCCAAGCGGTTGAGCGGATCTCAAATTTCACGCGCCAGCGGACGCGGGCGGTGTTGACCTCGCGGGCTTCCTCGGGGCGCTCGTCGGGCTCGATCGGGAGCAGCTCCTGCACGTCGATGTTGGGCAGAAGCGCCGGCGTGAAGGGCTCCAGGTGCTCCATGAAGAGGGTGTGCGCCGTGGTGCTGAGGCGGTCGAGCTCGCGCACGTGGTCTTCGGTGAGGTAGGCGGTGCCGGTCTTCTGCTCGGTCTCGTAGGGCACGGTGAAGAGGACGACGAGCGTGCCGGTAAATTGGGAATATTCCTCGTAGCGCCCGCCGCCGAGGGCGAGGCGGGTTTTGCGGCCCGTGGCGGCGCCGCGCTGGAAATCGACGGCGGAGAAATTGCGCGGCTGCTGCTGGTCGCCCTCGCCCGGCCCGAGCGCGGTGATGCCGCCGGCATCGAGGATCTGGCGCGCGGCCTTCACAAACTGCGTGCGAAAATCGAAGAGCGCGGCATAGGCGGCGCGGCGGGTGGGGGTGAGGATGTAGGTGCTCATAAAATACTCAGGCTGAGTCGTCGCCGCCCATCATGCCGGCGGGGACGAGGGCGGACCAGTTGCGGGTGGCGATGGCGTTTTCCTCGGCTTTTTTGAAGACTATGTAGTCGATCTCCCGCTCCATGGCGGCTTTTTGATATTGCAGGGCAAACATGATGCGCTTGGAGAGTGCGCCGCGCACGGCGGCCGGGACGCCGGTGGCAAAGTTCTCGGCGGTGACGTGCATCCGCGCGGTAAAGAAATCGAGAGTCACACGGCCGGCGCCGCCACCGTGGCGGCTGATCCACTGCTGCACCGGGACATCGAGCGCAGCCGCGGCGGCTTGCCAGCCGGAGGCGAGCACGCCGACGCGGGAGTTTTTGGCGGCGATGATGGCCTTGACCTTGCGGACATCGACGAACGCCTTGGCTCCGCGGTTGAGGCGGAGGCCGATATCGCCGCCGCGGGCGACGATGCGAGAGCGGAGGGTGGCGGCGACATCGGGGAAGCGTTCTTTGGTGGGGACGTAGACGGGCTTGCCGATCTTGCGGCCGAAGACGGTCGTGATCTTCCGCCGGCCCTTGAGTTTCACGGGGGCGAGGACGCTATCGATCTGTTTCTCGATCTTGCGCCGGCCTTGGCGGTAGGCGGCGGCGCCGGTGGTCTCGGCCGAGGCGGGCGGGGTGATCGAGATGACGCGGCGGGTGACGCCCTTGGCGGCGCGCTTGATCGTGGAGGCCAAGGTGCGACCCATCACCTCGGCGTAACGCTCGAGCGTGGGTGTGATCCGATCCTGCACGAGTGACAACGAGCCTTCCATGGCGGGTTTTTTAGGTGTCCAGGCGGAAGCAGGTGGCGACGTGCTCGAAGCCGGCGGCGGAGCGGACGAGTTGGAAGCACCGCCAGCGGGTGCCGACCTCGTCGGCTTGCTCGGCGCTGGCGATGGTCCACTCGGCGCCGATGCTGGGGACGAAGTTGCCGGTGGCCTTAAAGTTAAACGTGGCGAGCGTGCGCTCGACGTAGCCGGTGCCCATCTCGGCGGGGGTGCGGGTGGGCTTGCTGCCGCTCTTGGCGACGGCGACCGCGATCCCGCCGGCGACCGTGACGGTGCAGGGCCAGATGTGGGCGCGCACCCGGGCGGCGATTGAGGCGAAGCGGTTGACGGCGGCGGCGTTCATAGATCAGGCGGCCATCGCGGTCTGCGTGGCGAGGGCGCGGGCCATCGCGGGGCTCGGGCGCAGGGCGTAGACGATCGTGGTGCGGTCGACGCCGTAGCTTTTGGCGATGAGGTAGGGCTTGTCGCCGCGGCGGGCGCGCTCATGGATCGCCAGCAGATCGGCATCGCTGAGATGGGTGCGGGCTTGGCGCTTGCTCTGCGTGCCGCGGCCAAACTCGCCGCCGAAGCCGCCGTTGAAATGCGTGACCGATTGGCCGCGCGACTTGAGGAAAAAGGCGAAGCCGCGCTCGACATCGCCCCGGCCGATGAAGCGGCCTTGGCCATCGACGCCGGGGGCTTGGGCTTTGCGATACGCGAGATACCGGGAATGGCTGGGCGCGGGCGTGGGCTCGGCGATGCGGGTGAACACATCGGCCCGGCGGGGGCGGGCGACGTTGAGCGAGGCGTGGGGAGCGGGAGCGGACAAGTTGGATTTCATCGGAGGGGCGGCGGAGTCAAAACGGAGGGGCCCACGGATGACGCGGAGGGGCGCAGAGGCCGGAGCCGGAATTGCCCACGGAACACACGGAACACACGGAAGGGGGAAAAAGAAAACCCCGCACCGGGAGCGACTCCGGTGCGGGGGTTGAACTCCCTGCAAGTGTACGGCAAAACAAGCCGGGCTTTCCGGCAGGGCTCGGAAATCTTTTCAGTCGGGCGATTAGCCTTGGAGGATCGCCATGTGCTCGGGCTTGATGACCTTGTAGCCCCACGCGAGGCCGATTTCGAAGACCGTCATCCGGTAGCCGGGATACACGGCGAGCTCGAAGCTGAGGCCGGAAACCGGATCGGTGATGACTTCGCGCATCTCGGCGAGATCCTTGTTGACCGGCGCGGCGGGCAGGCGGGTCGCGAGGACGAGGGCGTTGCGGCTGAGGGCGATGTTGCGGGCCGAGGTGGCCTGCACCGTGATGGCGCGGGTGGCGACACCCTGGGCGACGCGCAGGCCGGGAGCGGCCAGCGTGATCGTATCACCCGAGGCCGGATTGGCGCCGGCGAAGGCGACCGAGGCGACCACGTAGCGGTTGGTATCGTTGGCGAAGCTGATGATGTCGCCGGCGGCGACGACGCCCGTGCCGGCCGTGGCCAGCGGGATGACGGTCTGGCCGACCGTGAAGGCGGCGCTCGTGGAGGTGGCGGAGGCCATCGCGCCCGCGGTCGGGGTGATGACTTGGGCCGACTCGCGGAACTTGAAGCCGTTCACATCGAGGATCATGCCTTGACGGGTCATGTCGCCGTTGAGGCTGGTGTTGGCGTTGAGCGGGTTGTTGAGCAGCGTGCGGAGCGAGGCACCGGCAGAGGTGTTGACGATGATGCTGCGGTCGGAACCGGGAGCGCCGTTGTCGTCGAGGATCTTTTTGAGCTGGGCGGACTCGCCGAGGTTGGTGCCGAAGGGCGCGGTGCCGGCGGCGCCGATGGCGCGGGAAGCGCCGAGCGAGGCGGCGGTGGCGAGGTCGAGCTCGATCTCGTTGACGGCGGCGCGGAGGGCCTGCGCGATCTGGTCTTGCTGGATCGTGAGGTAGCCGGGGCCCTTGCTGGCCGAGAGCTGCTCCTCACCGGACCACGAGAACGGGAAGGCTTTCACCTTCGAGATCGTGATGGGCTGGTTGCCGATCGTCTGGTTGGTCTCGAGCGGGAACGCCATCGCGGGCGTGATGTTGCGGCTGGAGACGTTGACCGGAGTGACTTGGCTGCGGAGGGTCTGGTTGAGGGCGACTTGATCAACGCTGGAGTCGCGGAGGACAGAGGGGATGAAGCCGACGAGTTCGCGGCTGACGACGTCGAGCGCTTTGTAAGCGTCGGGGATGAGGTTGGTGAGTGTGACGGCCATGACGGGTGTGGTTTAGGATGAGGAGTGGTGAACTGAGCGGGTGGTGAAATTTTTTGGCGCTTAGACGATGCGGCCGCCGTTGACGGAGAATTTCATCTTCTCGTCGTTGCTGAGGGCGGAGAATTCGGTGGCGGAGAGGGTCTTTTCTGCGGCTGCATCGGGCGCGGTGACGGGCGGGAGCGCAGCGGTGGGGACGCCCATCGAGGCGACTTGGTCGATGGCGGCGGCGTTGATCTTCTCGGCGAGGATCGTGTGGAGCGCGGCGGAATCTTTGCCGGCGAGGTCGGCGAGTTGCAGGCCGAAGAAGGCGGAGAACGTCGAGAGCTGGGCGGCTTGCGCGGTGGCGAGCGTGGCGGCGGCGGAGAGTTGCAGGTCGCGGGCCGAGAGATCGGAGCGGAGCGCGGAGGCTTCGGCGCGGGCGGCGACCAATTCGGCGCCGGTGGTGGCACCCGTGCGGAGATTGGCGAGGAAGCCGCGGAGCGTAGGCGCGGCGGCGGCGGGGACGGGAGCCGGCGCGGCGGGAGCAACGGGGGCGGCGGTCTCGGGGGCGGTGGCAGGAGTGCTCATGGTTGCCAGCGGCGCGGTGTCAAAACGGCGCGGGGCGGAGGTGCCCACGGAACCAACGGAACACACGGAAAACTAATCGAGCAGGGCGAGGAGGCGGGCGTTGCGGGCGCGGACGGTGAGAGCGTAGGGGATCACACGAGCGCGGCCGGCGAGGCGCGGCGGGGCGGAGCGCAGCGCCCCGCGGCCGTAGCGCGGCGGGAGGAACCAGCGGAAGAAACGGGCGAAGCCGCCGCCTGGGCGCGGCGCAGAGAGCACCCGGCCGGTGCCGGAGAGCTGGGCGGGCGATTGGGTGAGCAGCCGGCGGAGCGTTTCGCCGCCGAGCGCACCCAGCCAATTGCCGAGCCACGTGCCGACCCAGTTGCCGAGCCAGTTCACGTGGGGTCGACGGTGACGGCGGTGCGGTTGCCCGAGCCGTCGAGCGTGGCGGTGAGCCGGGCCTTGGAATCGGCGAGATCGCGGAAGGTCGCGGTGGCGGTGCCGAAGCCGGAGGATTTGCCGGCGGCCAGCGCGGCGAGCAGGCGGACCAGCTGCTCGGCGGTGTAGCCGTGCTCGATGACTTCGGACCACACGGCGCGGGCGAG